AAGGTCTGCTTGAGTTGTCAAAGTATTACTTACTGTTCCAGCAATCGTTGGGTGGTTTGTTGCAAACAATGCAGAACCGTCACCAGAAGTGAAAGTTGCAGTTTGCGGTAACCCATTGATCAATGGATCAACTGCTTTGATTTGTTTAGTGTTAGCCATGGATCTCGCTAATGCTTTTGTATATCTAGACGCAAGTCTGTCATACAAGTTGTCCTCAATCGCTTCTTCAGTGATTGCGAACGCAAGTGCAACAGTTTCCATAGTGTATCTAGCTGTGTAAGTTTCTTGAGCATTGTCAAAAACTACGCCAGAACCTTCTGGTTTAACTGAAGCGTTTGCAAAACCAGATAACATAACTTCTTCTTCAAACGCTCTGTCTGAAGTTTCAGTTACATATATCTCAGCATGCTGATTCTCATAACGTTTATATTCCAGTCCGAATAGTGCATTCAGGCCTGGTTCTAGTTCTTTAACTAGTTGTCCTCTTGATATAGCCATTTTTTATCTCCTATTCTAACTATTATATGCCGTTATTTTTGGCATTATATAAGTGTTCGTTGATCATAACAACAAAGTTTACTGTTGAAGCACCTATGTTACTATTTTCAATGTCTTTTGAAACACCTACTACTTTTATTTGAGCCGTACCTGTAGTTGCAGTTGAATGTTTTAACTCCGATTTAGAAACGTAGTTAGCACTGTCTCCTGCCGTTACTTCGATGTCAAAATTCATGAACACATCTGACTGCGTGTGCGCAGTAGCTTTGTTCGATTGAATCTCGAATCTTTCATACGGGTCGTCGCTTACGAAAGCTGCTATATCAGAAGCGTTTGTGCTTCCTGGATAATAGTTGCTCCACGTAGGCTTGCTTGTTGATGGGTCTGTGTAGAAAACACCATTAAGTGATCCCACAAGAAACGCTTCAGATTCTGCAGCTTGGTGTATAGTACCTGCTGCTGTTGCTGAAACCGCATCTTGGAAATAGATAGTAGTAGTATCGTTAGCTGTGATACTGTACTCACCTAAACCTTGGTTATCTCTATTCTGACCCACTTTGCCAATGGCTCTTAAACCAAAGGCGCTGTCTTTATTAGCTCTTGCCATAAAGGCCTCCTATAAATGTGCCTGTCCCCGAAGGAACCTCCAGCACGGGTTAGTATATATTTTTAATGGTTTGAGAAATTCTATATTAGGATTTCTTTGAGCCACCAAAAGTTACACGAGACTGCCTATCGATATCGATTGGCATACTCTGATGCTCATCCTTCATAAGATCTTTATCCATCGCTTCGACTTTATCATTATGCTGTGATGCATAATAGTCAGCACGTTGTTTTACAATCTCATTTGGGACCCTAGAGAGCACTAGGCCGCCAACTCCGATCACTCCCTTGTGTTTACCGCTTTCAACTACAGGATAGTCTGAATCTGGGTATTCGTCCGCTCTAACTAATTCATATCCAGATCTTAATCGACCTTGGACATTTTTAGTGTCGTCAAATCCCATACTTTCAGCTCTTATCCATCTATGCTGAAATCCTGACGGTGCAGGGGGTGCATCTAAAGATGATGGTGGAGACCAAACTTTTTTTCGAGATTCTTTTTCTCTTGTTTGACTCGCACGGGAAGTTTTTTTATCGTTACTCATATGCTTACGCCTCCTTCGTGATGTTTAATTGTTTCGCATACTCTTCAAGTGGCACACCTAATTTTTTAGCGATTGTAACTTGAGACGGCGTGAGCCTCACTGTTTTGCGACCAGCTTTCCCACTTCGCCTCGCTGAGGCTACTGTTTGTGGTGGAATAGTCGAATCCGTTACATTCTTCTTATCAAATTTATGGGGAAATTCAAGTCTTATTTGTTTATCAATCTCCTCATAATATTCGTCACTTGATGGATCAAAACCCTGTTGATCTACTAATTTAGCATGTAAATCAAAAGCAGTATAAGTCATTGCTGTATCTTGACCGAACCATGGGTTTTTATCACTCCATGCTTCAGCTTTAGGATCAGGTGTTCCTTTTGCCGCCATTTGTCTACCTAATGTAGGTTCAGGTTTTTTCTCCGCTTGTTGTTTTTCAAAAGCTGCCTGAGCTTCCTTAGTCTCAGTTAGCTTCGCTTGTTTGTATCCTAATTCAGATATCTTAGCCATTGCAGTTGCTTCAGCGCCGAGATCTTGTGCTTCTCTAGCTGCTCCAAGTTGTGCTTTAGCTGCTTCAATACCTGTTGTGATACTTTCTTCGCTTACAGAAAGAAAGTTAGGTTCTATTTTTTTAAGTTTAGCTTCAGTAACAGTTTTATCTCTCATTACTCTTTGAGCATATGAAAGAGCTTCGTCTTTTTGACGTTCTGCTTCTCTCCACTTCTTAGTTAACTTAGCTATTCTTTTCTGTACGCCTTCGCTATAATCTTTCAATTCGTCTTTCTCTACTTTTACCTCTCTCTCATTCTCATAAGAGATATCTGTCCCATGATCTTTCTTTTTCTCATAGGTTCTTTTATCTTCAGTGGATTCTTCCACGGGTCTAATTGTAGGTTCCTCTTTAGGAACTTCTTTTTCTACAACGTCGGCCTCATTTTTGGATTCAGGAATATCAACATCCATTGCTGGACCTGAAGTGTCGATATCAACTGTTTTCTTTTCTTCTTCTGGCATAGGTTTCTCCTTCTATGTTTTAGTATTGATGAAGTATATCTTCGGGGTTATCTATAGTTGCAAGTACTTCATCGTCATTTAGCAAACGTACTTCACCCCCGTCAATTTGAATTCTGCTTCCTGCATATCGTGCAAAGATTACCCAATCACCCTTCTTGCACCATGGACCTTCAGGAAATTTTTCTTTATCATTATAAACATCTGGACCTGTTTCTAAAATTAATCCACATGTTGAAGCAACTTGTTGTCGCTCTAAAGTATCTTTCCCAAAGTACAAACCACCTTTACTTTTTTCAGGCATTTTAAATGGAAGAACTAACATTCTCCATCCAGTTGGTTTTGGTAATTTAGTTGATTCTTTAGATTTTAAACGTTCGTAACCGTCTACTTCTTTTTGATATTGATCCTTAGATTCTTTTTCGTATTTTTCTGCCAAAGCATATTTAATCTTTGGTGCTGAATTTGATGACGCTTCCTTTTTCATTTTGCTCCTTCTTATTTAGCAGGTTAGAGATATCCTGAGATATTTTTAAATAGGCATGTGCCTGTCCCATCATATATTTATATTTTTCCATATTGTCAATACCCCCGGCTATCATAGCGTCGCCTATTGATTGGTATTGTTCTTTTAAGTTTCTTTGTATCTTACTTATTAGTGTTAGTTCGTCCATTTTTCTTCCTTTTCTTTTTCTTTCCTACTGGTTTACTTCCGTATGTTTTAGTCCAATCTCTAGCTATCTTAGGTTCGTTTTTCCACAAATAACGTCTTTGTTTTTCAGACTTAAAAGGCATCTATATTTTAGGCATCTTAAAGCCGGGGTAAGAATACCAGGATTTTAAAGATTTATTTTCTACTTTAACACCTCCCAAGTCTCCAGAAACTAAACTTCCATTATAGTTTTGTTGAGCTTGTCTAATCATGGAATTAGTTCCACCATGTTTAAAATGCTTTCTACCTTCTAAAGCAAGTGTGCCAGAAGATTTAGTAGGAAGTTTTTTCTTCCTCCCACCTTTCATTTGTTTAAGTAGTTTTTGGATATTTTTTCTAGCCATTAAACTTTAGATCGTGCACCAACTAAAGTGATATTCTTAGTGGAACCATCAAAGTTAGTAGACTTTCTACCCTTAGTTACATTGATTGGAACTGCATGAGCAGAACCAGTTGGAGCCAAACCTGAACTAGCTGGAGTTGGAGGAGTTATACCTCTTCCGTTACCTGCACTTGTTGGTCCATTTTTAATTAATATAGAAGTGTTGATTCCTCTTCTGTTCATATTAACCCTTCTTTAATTCTCTTACGACTCTTTTTTTCTCGTCTCTAAGATTTCTTTTACCTTTTTTAGTGTAAGCTTTTTCCGCATCAACTCTTCCTAGTTGTTCTAGTCTGTTCATACGACTTGTATTTCTTCTTTTAGCTTTGCCACCTTTTTTAAGTCTCTCTCTTCCAGCTGCCCAAGCATCGCCTGATGTTTTTGGATTTCCAGAAGTTGAATGAAATTTTATAGCCATGATTTCTCCTTATTTATTAACTTTGTTTTTACGACCAAACTTAGCTTTTCTTTTTCCCCAAGCTCCGTAAGACTCGTCTCTTCTAGCCTTCATAGATTGTTTTTTACCAGATTCTTTTCCACGTCTCATTCCTAAAGACTCATCTTCTCTAGCTGCGTAACCTTGTTTTTTCTTTTTAGCAGATCCACCTTTTTTGTATGGGAATCTAACATTTGATCTAACACCATTTTGTCTCATAAATTTTTCTCCTTGTTCTATTTATATTGTTTTTAATTATAGTTGTCTAGCTTATTTTTTTCCATTTCTGAAAATTTGTGTACCCTTTATACCAAAAATACTGGCGCAGACAAGAATCCATAAATTTGTAAACCAGCTCGGAAGCGCTTGGAAATGTTCAAAGAACACTTTTATCTTGTCCATGGCTGCCGGATCGTCTGACCAGACCCCATATGCGAGCACCAAAATTGGGAGTGTGAGAATGCAAAGTACGACCTCGTCCTTAAAATCTGATTGACGGGCTTCTAAGAGTTTGCCTTGGTATTCTGTCTCCCCACGGGCCATCTTAGATGCTGCCATGTGTTGAGCGTCAGCCATCGCCATCTTTGTCTCTTGTTTTTTCTTATAGATGTGCGTGCCAGCGTTTAAAGCAAGTTTAACTGCCGATAACCACATACTAGTACCAAGTAGCAGTTTTATTTTTAGATTTTAACATTCTTCTAGTTCCTTTTACCTCAACTTTATCACCAGTTGGAATTACGTTTCTCTGTATTCCATTAGCGCAAGTTTCAGATCTCGGATCCCACTCTAAATTCTGAGAAGGAATGTTAAGATCAGACTGTTTAAAAGATTCTTCTTTTTTAGCCATTGTTTCTCCTTATTTTTTTCGTAACTTCTTCAATGTTATAGCAAATCTTGCTCTTTGTCCAAGCTTTCCTGGTTTCTTAGCAGCTGCTTTTAACTTTGAAGCGGGTATTGTCTTACCTTTTTTAACACCTAGAGATTTTCTTAGCGCTCCAGGTTTTTTTATCGCTTTTTTGATGTTTAACGTCATCTGTTTTCTCCTTTGTACTTCTCAATTTCAACACTTGGTATCATTTTGTCAATATTTGGCATAGTCTTACCCAGTATTGTCTTCTCAATTGATGTATCAGCTCTTAAATTAGCTAATTTATCGTTTTGTTGAAGCTTGTCTTCGTGTTCTTGACGGTTCATAACCGCTTTCATACGATCTAAGTTTATTTTTTCCTGTCCTTCGGTTTTTTTACGTTCATTATCCATTGCTCTAAGGTCTAACTCTCTTGCTCTTAGCTTCGCAATAGGATCATTATCGAATTGAGAGGTAATTGATTTCTCTTCTTTTAAAAATTCCTCCATCATTTCTGCAATCAACACAGCTTTTCTTGCTTCTATCTGTTGAGACATTTGCATTACCTGTTGTTGCAACTGTGGATTCTGTTGCGCCATCTGACTCATCTGTGCAATCTGCGCTAACTCTTGTGGGAACTCTAATTCTATCTGTTCTTGAGACATTAAACTAATATGTTCAAAAACATTTTTTTCCATCGCTGCCATAACCATTGGATTATTTCTCGCAATGTTAGTTGCCATAAAATTTAAATGCGAAGTTATGTGTGCTCTATGATCTTGACCAGGGAAAGCTTGAAAAGGTTTTCCTGAAAGAGCCATGATGTTTTCTAAACTTGGATCTAAAGGTGTAGGCTGTTGTGGTTTAACTAATAACGTATCTATATCTTTTACACCTAAGGCTTCGTACATATTTCTATACGCTTGATACAAGTTATGCATTTGCGGATTAGAAGTTGCCAGCTGCAACTCTGTTTGCGCGAGGGAAATACGCTGAGTTTGAGAAAAGATGTTAGGGTCAGCAACTGGCAATATATCTACCCGATCATCAAAGTCTGCTTGTTTAATCATCCTTTGACCCCCAACTATGTCGTACGGATATTCCGGAGGTAAATATAACTTGAATACTCTTGCAAGAAGTTTGAATTCTTGTTTTAGTGAAGAGTAAATTCTTTTGTGAACTGCGGACATTGTTCTACTTCCACGTTCTAATAATGCAACTGTTGTACCAACAGCGGCTTGTTGATTGCCATCACCAACTTGTAAATCTGCAATCGATGCAAATCTCTGGCCAGCTTGAACAACAATACCCATTAAGTTTAATAATGTTGCTGATGGTTCTTTAAATGGCAACATCATAAATGAATCTTTTAAGTTTCCACCAGGAGCATCTACGTCTCTAAACTCTCCAGGTTGAATAGATTGTGCGTCGTCTCTAATTCTAATCCCACGC